AGAAAGAATTTCGTACAGCAGTAAAAGACATGCTGATTATTGGTCATGGTTTCTTGAAAACTGGTTATCGCTTTGTAGAAAAGGATGGTTCGGATTACGAAGCATCCGATGAACTTGCCTCAGCAGCACCAGAATCAATTACCGAGTCTGACTTCATCATTACTGAAGACCGACCATTCGTTGAGCGCATTTCACCATTTGATGTTTTTGTTGACGCTGATGCAACATCCATGCAAGACATGCGATGGATTGCTCAGCGAGTCCGTCGCCCTTTGAAAGATGTAAAGAAAGACAAGCGTTACAACTCTGCTGCACGAAATGAAGCAGCACCTTCACATTATTCTAAGTGGGGAATTGACGATTGGCGTGGGTCAGTAAGACCACGCCGTAGCGAAAACGAAGATGACGCTTATGTGGAAATCTGGGAATACTACGACATTGAAACAGGCAAGATGTCTGTGTTCTGTGACGGTGGTGACAAGTTCCTTGTCAACCCAACAACAATCCCATTCTCGTTTGGACATCCATTCGTGATGTTGCGCAACTATGAAGTGCCAGAGCATTTCTACCCAATGGGTGAACTAGAAGCAATTGAACCGTTGCAAATGGAACTCAACCAAACACGTACACAGATGATGAACCATCGCAAGCGTTTCTCACGCAAATGGTTGTACAAGGAATCAGCCTTTGACGCTGATGGTCGTGCAGCGTTGGAATCAGATGAAGACAACGTAATGGTTCCAGTTATCTCTGAAGAACCACTTGGCGGTGTGATTACACCAATGCCAGCGGTAATCAGCCCACCAGAGTTCTACAACCAGTCGAATCTTATTTCTGGAGACATTGACCGTGTATCAGGTATTTCTGAATACCAGCGTGGTGGAATGCCAGAGATTCGCCGTACCGCAACTGAAGCAGCAATTTCACAAGATGCATCCAACGCCCGTTCTTCAGACAAGTTGGCAATCATTGAACGTGGTATTGGTGAATGCGCCCGTCGCTTGGTGATGCTTGCACAGCAGTACATGACAGCAGAAGGCGCTGTTCGTGTGGCTGGCAAAGATGCACAACCAATCTGGGTGAACTTTGACCGTGACTACATTCAGGGCGACTTTGACTTTGAAGTAGAAGGTGGCTCAACTCAGCCAGTCAACGAATCATTCCGTCGTCAGATGGCTTTGCAAGTTGTTGATGCAATGGCACCGTTTGCTTCGGCTGGAATCATTGACATGCCGAAGTTGGCAACTTATGTTCTCCAATACGGTTTTGGTATCAAGACTGCCGCTTCGTTTGTGACCGCAGCACCTCCTCCAATGCCACCAGAGATGGCTGGAGCGCCTCAGGGCGCTCTGCCACCGGGTATGCCACCACAGGGACCTCCGCCAGAAGCAATGATGCAGGGAGCACCACCGCAAGGTGGAGCGCCAGCAGGATTACCACCAGAGTTGGCAGGATTGCCACCTGAGGTTCTCATGCAACTCATGCAACAAATGCAACAAGGCGGGGGCATGCCTCCTCAGGGTATGTAACGAAAAATCCCAACATATAGAGCAACCCGAAAAGGACTCCTAAAAAATGAGCGATATAAATAGCAATGAAATCACAGCCGATGTGACCCCAGAAGAACTGGGACAATCACAGGAAGTTGCGGATGTAGTTGATGCCTTAACCGAGGAACAAATTGATTTGCTCCCTGTTGATGAGTACGGAGACAAGTATGTTTCTGTAACTGTTAACGGCGAGGAAATTAGTGTGCCACTCAAAGAGGCGCTTTCTGGATACCAGCGTCAAGCGGACTATACCCGCAAGACACAGGAACTTGGAGAGCAACGGCGACAAGTGCAATTTGGTGCCGCTTTGCAAGAAGCCTTGCAAAACGACCCACAGGGTACTTTAAGTCTGCTTTCACAGCATTACGGCGTTGTGCAACAACCTTCTGAAGAAGAAGAATTGTACATGGACCCAGTTGAGAAACAGTACCGACAATTGGAAAGTCGGGTTCAAGCCTTTGAGCAAGAAAGAGCAAGGGCAGAACTTGAGCGGACAATACAGTCGCTGCAAACACGATACGGCTCGGACTTCGATGCCAATGAAGTTGTGTCAAGGGCTTTAGCCATTGGCTCATCTGATTTGGAAGCGGTGTACAAGCAAACGGCGTTTGACAAGGTGTACGAAGATGCTTCGGCTGTTCGTCAACTTCGTGAGAAGCGGGCAACTGAGAATAAGCAGATTACGGACTCAAAGCGTCAAGCATCTGTTGCTTCAACTACTTCCTCGGCTGGAAGTGCGGATGTATCAGCACAACCCATTAAATCATTGCGAGACGCATTTGAAGCCGCAAAACGGCAACTAAGCGTTTAGCGTTCTAACTAAGGAGAAATCATCATGGCATCAGCCAATAGTAACTTTGACCAGTTGCTCTCAACGACGCTTGCGAACTACCGCAGCCAGTTGACAGACAACGTGTTCACTGCACGCCCACTCACCTACCAACTCATGGACAAGGGTCGCATTCGTATGCTTAACGGCGGTACGAAGATTGTTGAACCTCTTATCTACGGCAAGAACTCAACTGTTGCTTCATACAGCGGTTACGATTCACTTGCTTTGACCCCACAAGAAGGCATCTCGGCTGCTGAGTACGAATGGAAGCAGTACGCTGCATCCATCGCAATCAGCGGTATTGAAGAAGCCAAGAACAACGGTGAACAAGAAATCATCAACTTGCTCGAAGCCAAGATTATGCAGGCAGAAGAGTCAATGCGTGAATCGTTCAACCAGATGTTCTTTGCTGACGGAACTGGCAACAGCGGAAAAGACTGGAACGGCCTTGGCAACTTGGTTGAGACCGGCAACACCGTTGGTGGAATCAACTCAGCAACTTCAGGCAACGAGTTCTGGCGTTCATACGAAGAGAACACCGCAACTGCGTTGACTCTTGCACAAATGAGCACCGCTTACAACAGCGTTTCGGTTGGTAATGACCACCCAGACACTTTGTTGACAAGCCAGACTTTGTTTGAGAAGTACGAAGCATTGCTTCAGCCAAACCTCCGTTACACGGACACCAAGACCGCAGATGCTGGATTCCAGAACCTGTTGTTCAAGGCTGCTCCTGTAATGTACGACGTGCATTGCACCGCTGGCGTGTTCTACTTCCTTAACACGAAGTACCTCACCTTGGTCGGTCACAGCAACAAGTGGTTCGCTCAGACGGACTTCATCAAGCCAGAAGACACCGATGCTCGCTATGCGCTCATCATGTGCTACGGCAACTTGACCTGTCGCAACCGTGCGAAGCAGGGCAAACTCACGGCAAAGACCGCCTAAGACCACTAACTAACAAGGAGAAAATGAAATGCCACTATTAGCAAATGACACAGATGGTGCTCTTACCCGTAAGCGCATTGAAACATGGGCAGCAAAGATGGAAAAGGTAACTGTTGTTGCCGCCACCGATGCAGCAACTGTTCAAGTAGCAGCAACTCTTGCTGGTGCACAACAGACTGTTTACACCATGACACCAACAGCAAGCCGTACCCTTACGACACCAACTGGTGCGGAACTGGGTGCAGCATTCACAGATGAGGGCGTTGGCTCTTCGTTTGAGTTCACTGTTGTGAACGTAGCAGCAGCAACCCACCCAATCGTGGTAACTGCTGGTGCTTCGGGAGTGACACTTGTTGGTGCTTCAGCAACCTTCTCGGTTGCAGCAGCATCATCAGCATCGTATGTTGCGGTTTTCACTGCAGCAAACACGGTATCAATTTACCGAGCATAAGTAATTGAATCTGGGGGGTGGGCAGAAACCCACTCCCCTATTTCAAAAGGAGCAATAATGCCAGTTAAATACTCAATTCTTTCTAGCCATGCGGATGCAACTCCTAAGGCTGGCACAAAGACTTCTTCTTACCCAAAGGTAAAAGGAAGCAAGCAAGTTAAACCAAAAGCAAAAAAGAAGTACTAGGAGAAAATCATGGCAATGAAGAAACAGAATCCTGCTGTAGCAAAACGTATTGCTGATCGCAAAGCGTTTGTTAAAGACAAGGTTGCATCAAAAGGTATTACTGCTAAACAGGCTCGTCAACGTTATTTTGTTCAGACTCGTATGGCTGAAATGAAGGCTGCTGGTAAGACTGTTACTCCTGAAATGCGCAAGCAACTTCAACAGAAGTTTCAGTCAGGTGATGTAAGCCGTAAGGGTTTTGCTGCACCTAAGAAGAAGGGTTCAGGTTCATCTTCGGTTACTCCAATGACTCCTTCGCCTTCTAAGTCAAAGTCTGGTGGAGATCAGCCAGTACGTATGGGTCGTGCTGGTAAGCAGACTTCGTATGCAAATACTTCAAGCAAGGAACCACGTATGAGTGGAACTGGCAAGTATGGTCCTTGGAATCCTAAACCATCGGTTTCTGGATTCCCTAAGGGAAGTTCAAAGTCAAAGCCAAAGGACACTCGTAGTGCTGGTCAACGAATTGCTGAAGCAGGAAAAGTTCAGAAAATTGTTAGTCCTAACACAAGGAAACCAGCAAAGCCATCCGCATCAAAGAAAATGATGCTTTATTAAAAATAGTTAATCTACATTCCTCCACCATAGACCTCCCCTGTGGTGGGGGATATGTAACAAAACGGGCTAGTTGTATATGAAAAACGCTACATC